CTATCCCGTCCATGTTTTGAACGTAATTCCCAAAATTTATTGCCTATCGGAGCAGCCATGTTATAAAATTATAAGTTAAGTAAAGAAGACTGCTAACAGCTATCATTACAGCTACTATCATTGCCTTATCAGTAAATGTAAGTGATTCCCAAAATTTTTTCATATGTTTTAGTTTTTAAAAGGGGCGATCCCCTTGTTTTATAGGTTTCGAAGTCACGGTAGTAAAAGTTGCTTTACCTTCTATTCGTTCAACAAACTTACGATATTTTCTCGTATTTTCCGAATTTGTTAGAACCTGTATATTATCAGTAGTATAGCCGCCTGTTTCTTCTATACGGTCGATGTGTAGGCTATCGCAGGAAGTTCCTTTTCGAAGAAAGTATTCAGTCTTTTGAGCAAATTCGCAAAACTGTTCAAAAGTCAAATCAAATTTTTTGCCTCTGCGTTTAGCCCCTGATTTAAGATTTTGGTAAGTTGCTATTTCTGGATGTTTTGCCCGGTAACGAGCTTTCGCGCAGGCATAGCAATAATTAGAGCGCGGGGCTGCGGTTTTAGTGCAAGTCTGGCAGGGTTTAGTTTTCATAAACAAAGGGGGTCGTTAGCCCCCTGTTAAGTTTTAAAATGGTAAATCGTCCAATCCTTTAGCTACCGAGCCGTTGTTTAAATCTTTAGGCGCGGGTTCGGATCGCTGACTTGAACCCGAAACGCAGGCGTTGCCTAAAATTGGTAACGCTGTTTTTTGAGCTTCAGTCATTGTTGCGAGTTTTTCTTTCGAAAAAGACTGCTTTAACAAATGCGTGTCAGGGTACTTTTTACCCGGTGTTTTGTCTTCGTAGTCAAATCCGACTATGTCGAGATAAATACCTTCTTTTCCTTCGAACAGGTTGTTTTCTGCTATCGGAATAACGATAACGTTTGCGCCTTTTGGCGTTGTCATTAGCGCGTGATTTAACTGGCGCAAGTTTAATTTAAGTGTAATCATAAAAATTTAAGTATTAAATAAGTGAAATTTTTCTAAGTAATGTAAGTCTTTCACAGCGACATTTTCCATCCGAATTATAAGGAACGACTAATCCCGGCATGTCTTCAAATTTTAATAAACATTCCCAAAATGTTATCGCGCACGCGTGATTTTTTTTAATATAATCTAAAGTTGCAAAGTTAACGCCGCACCCGCATTCTGTAGTATTACAAGAATTAACAATTTCCTCTATAACTGAGCCTTCTTTAATATCCCATTTTTGAGGCGCTGAATAATGCGTATTGCCGATTGCTTTAAACACAATATAGCCCTTTTCTACTTTTCTAAAATTTTTAGTAAAAAAATCGGATGCAGAAAATAAATTTACTGCACCGCTCAGGTCTGCACCGCTCAGGTCTGCACCGCTCAGGTTTGCACCTCTCAGGTCTGCACCTCTCAGGTCTGCACCTCTCAGGTCTGCACCGCTCAGGTCTGCACCGCTCAGGTCTGCACCGCTCAGGTCTGCACCTCTCAGGTCTGCACCTCTCAGGTCTGCACCTCTCAGGTTTGCATCGCTCAGGTTTGCACCTCTCAGGTCTGCACGGCTCAGGTCTGCACCGCTCAGGTCTGCACCGCTCAGGTCTGCACCGCTCAGGTTTGCACCTCTCAGGTCTGCACGGCTGCCATATTCTTCATTTAAAATCCATTTTAAATGATTTTTAATAATCTGATGTAATTTTTGTTTGTTCATTTTGTTAAGTGTAAAGTTTAAAAGTATCAACTAATTTAGTAAAATTTTCATTTTTCTCTTTTGCCTTCTGAACTTCGAAAAATGCATCAATGTCAATTTCGATGATTTTTATTAAGTCGCAAAGTTCTTGGTTAAGATTAGCCGGGCGGATTGTTTCACCTGAAATTGAGTCAATAATTTCTACTGAGCGAATTAAAATTCCGTCCGGTGTGAGTTCGATTTCTTTTAGTGTAAGTCGAGTGCTTGACATAGCATTTGAAAGTTATGAAGTGTACGAACTATAACATACTTATAACCGGCAGCGTTAACCGTTTTCTCCCAGGCTATTTGATTTTCGCTTTGCCTTCCTTTTCCCATTTTAAACTCAATAAAAACGGCAGTCCTGTTAATAAGTAAACAACTGTCTGCAACCCCAGCGATTAATCCAGTTGCTTTGTCTCGTGCACCTGTGATTTTGTTAGTGCCTTCATTTTTGATTTTAAAGAACAAGCCTCGCAAGTTAGGGTAAGTGTTATGGAAATACATGTAACATTCTTGTTGCAGGCGGGCTTCTAATTCGTTTGTCATAGCTTTTATTTTTTATTGTAAAGTAAATCATTTTTGTAATATATTGCAAATGTATTTTGACTAATCGCTATTTTTTGGTGACAAAAATAATGGTGCATTATGCTCTACCCATCCGCGTTTAAATCCCCTGAACTTTGCATACTCTTCGAACTGACTAATTTCTTTAAACTTATGTAAAATAAATCCAACTTTGTAACCTTTCGCAACTCTTAAGGCTTCCATTTCTTCCACGGTTGCGCCGTTCATTTTTTTCTGAATGTCCGCATAACTCAATTCTTGCAGCTCCGCGAACACACGTTCTTTTTCAGTTTGCATCCAAATGAATCCGCAATGATCGCAAGTTTTAACATTAACTGAAACGATCGCACCGCACTCAGGACAAAATTTAACCGGAAAAACATCCTTCTTTTTGCTTTTCTTTTTTGGGGGTTTTAAACTCCATTCCCTGTCAATATGCCAATACCCGTGCCGCTGTACATTCATTCCAAAATCTAAGATAATGAACTGTTTTTTAGTCGCAGTCACCCGCGAACCCCGCCCGATCATTTGCAAGTAAAGCGGCAAAGAAGTTGTTGCCCTGTAAAGTACGATGCATTCTATTCCGGGGTGATCGTATCCTGTTGTTGTGATTGCGCAATTTGTGATAACTGCCCCAGGTGTGTTTTCAAACTCAGTTAATATTCGGTCTCGCTGCTCAGGTGTCATAGTTCCGTCAACGTGCAAGCATCCTAATTCGTGCGCTACGTTCATAGAGCTTTGAACAGACGGGCAAAAGATCATTGTCTTTAATCCTTTGGCGTGAAGTGCCAAATTTTCTTTTAAACCCTCAAAAACTTTTACCTCGGAAAATACACGCTCCTGATCCCGTTCATCAAATTCACCAGCTTTCATTTTTATTTTTGAAAGGTCAACGGAAACACCAAAATATTTAGGACTTGAAAGAAAACCGTCACGAATTAAAAGAGAAATAGCGGGGCCCGTGACTAAGCTTGTAAAGTTATCGCAAAGGTGTTTTTTTCCCTGTCGAATTGGGGTAGCAGTCACCCCGACAACATAGCAAGTATCTTTTAAGTAAGCGAAAATAGGATCGAAAGCAGCAATATGGACCTCATCGATAATTAAAAGGTCAATGCTTTTCAACAGCATCTGAAAGTCAAGCCTTGCAACTGCCCGGCGTTTCATAGTTTCAATCATTGCAACTAAAACCAAAGATGTTGGAACGGCGCGGGTTTCTGCTGTTATGTTTTCATACTTGACCCCGAAATTTGAAAACGTCCCCCCGGCCTGTTCCAATAATTCTACGCGGTTGGTTAAAATTAGGCACTTACGACCGCGCGCGCTTGCTTCTTTAACTATGTGAGTAAAAATAACTGTCTTTCCGCTACCCGTAGCAGACTGAGCAACAACATAATTGTGACCAATCGCAAACTGGGAGCGAATGTTATTTATAAGTTCGATCTGATAATTTCTGAGTGAGATCATGTTTTTTGTGTTTTATGACCAACTTTATAAAAAAGTCTGGTCAGTGTTAATCCTTAGTGTCAATTGAGTTCTAGTGTTTCTTGACCAACTTGACCGCTTTTTTTTAACTTTTAAGACTTCCCTGAGAGTTGCATTACTATCTCTCAATATACCCCTTAACCACTCTTACTATATGTATATATTATATATTAATTATATTAGTTATAGTATGGTTAAGTTGGTCATAAGCTCTGGACGGCTTTCTGTTATTGGGTTTCAAATTGACCAACTTTCAAAAATATAGTTGGTCAAGTCTGGTAGTAGTTGGTCATTAAAAAGGCAGTTTTTCAATTTTGGCCGCTTCGACTGTTGGGGCTGGCATCTGGTTAAACTTATCATAAACCCAAAAACCCCTTAAGTATGATCCGTCTACTACCTTTCTATCAACGTCATAACCTATATTTTTAAGAGTAACGGTTAATTTTTGAGGACTCAATTTAATTCCGGTGCGTTGTTCAATTATTGCACGCATCTCGGTTGCCGAAAGAAATACTGCCGCGGGATCATTCCGCGAAGTCTTACCGAAATATTTCAACGGCAATTCGGACTCCGGCGCGACCTGGTTAGCATTGTAACAAATATCATTTAGCCGTTCAATATCAGATTTTGTAAAGAAAAACGCTTTAGGCTGTTCCCTGAATTTCCAATACAGTTCTACAAATAATTCAGTTTTATCCACTTCGTTATATTTCGCCTCGTCAATATGGTTAACCTGTATCGGGATTATTCGGCGGTTTCCGGTTAAATCGTTAATAACCTGCTCCTCATTTGTTGTACCGCAAAGAACAGCTAAACGCTTCATGTCCTCAAAATAACGCCCGTACGGCTTTCGAATCGAAAAAACGTCCTTGCTTATCAGTTCTTTGAAGCGCTTCTCATCTTGCTTAGATTTACCCCCAAATTCGTCGTCCAGAATGATCCATTTGCTGCACATTAATTGCCCTATATCCGCTTCTTTGCCATCAAGCTTATTAATAGACATTAACCATCGAAGCGGTTCTGGCAGCAATTCCCTGAAAAAATTCGTCTTTCCGGTTCCCTGTACCTGACCTGTGAGGACTAAGCAAAGAATTGAATAAGTCCCGTGCGCGCTGGCAATAATTGAAAGCAGCCATTTTTCCAAAAAGTACTCCACAAATTTAGCATCAGACAAAGAAAGATCGGAGGAAATGCAGGAAGCAAGTTTTGTGATATTTCCGGTAGTTTTGATGTGCTTATTTTTTTCAAACCATTCATTTATTGGGTTGTATTTTGGTGTGAAGTCGCTGTGTATCAAATCAAAAACTTTGTCTTTGTTTGCCTTTTCAACCACCTTCGTACATTTTAAATAAATTGAGTTAAAATTGTAATCATTAAGCGGCTCCCCTTCAACCTCAACAATGCTTGTGATCTCATTTAAACGAAACTTATAGTTGCTTTTTAAAAACAACTCAATGTCAAATAATAATCCCTCATCGCTTTCCATTTCCTTCGCCGGAGCTTTCCAAACTTGCTCAAGTATGTCGTCAACATCTTTGCCGCTAATGCTTTCAAAATCTAAAAGATATTGTTTTGCGTCCTGCTTTCCGTTTGCAATCGCTCCGGAGCTGGTTGTTTGTTCCTGCTTTCGCCTGATTTTCCCTATTGTAATAATTTTCTTTGTGCGTTCTGAAGTCAATGCGCAACCCGCTAATTTAGCATAGTAGAAAAAACTTTTAATCGTTATGCCAGCCTTGCCAGCCTTTAAGCAACGGTCGTATTGCTTATCACAGTCAATTTTTTGCTTACCGAAATAGTAACCCGAAATAACTTTAAAAGCATCCCGACCACTGTCGCCAAGTTTTTCAGCAAGTCCAAAACCAATTCGGAGCCAGCTATAATAATCCGGTGCAATATTAATCTGCCTATCCTTAATCTGCGAAAGAATAAAGTTAATATCGTTTTCGGAATAAATAACGTGACTATAAGACTGCTCACCCGTACTAACTCTTTGCTCTTTAGGTTCAATATAATTCCAGACGTTTGCACCGTAATTTAAATGGCAGTCAGGATCATACGAAACAAAACGGAGTCGGCCTATATTGCTGCAATGCATGTCTGGTATAATTCCGTAATCGTTAACCAGCATTTTCGAAATTGCCTCAAAGCTTTCAAAATGTTTTGCTTTATTTATTCGAAAATAAACCGCTAAACCTGCACCGCCAAGACTCGAATGAATTGCAAAAACTTCGGGGATTTCTTTTAGCTGTTCTTTAATTTTTGGCATTTCAATTGACTGATCCTTAACATCAATGTCTATAACCAACAATCCAGAATGCTCCTGTAGTTCCGTATCTTTTCGGCCTAAAAAAAGCCCAGACGCGGTGACAGCGTGAACCTTTTGTTTTGTAGTTTTACCCGCTCGATATTGTAAAACTTCATCCTGCCAGCGACCTGTAATTATACCTGAAAAATAATCGTTTAAAGAAATTGAAACCTGAGTAGTAGAGACGGCATTTTCGAACACGCTAATTACGTGATCCTGTGTTTTTTTGCTCATTTTAATGAGATTAGTTTTTTTCGGAAGTTACAAAAATTTTACCTAAGCGACCTTCAATTCTAACAATCATTTGCCTAAAATTTGCGTCAGTTTCAAGTAAATTTTGGGTTACTTTTCTACTATTTAGTAAGGTTGTGTGATCTTTATTGTAATATTCTGAAGCTTTAGCAAGTGAATTTTTTAGAATTTTATTTCGAAACAACATCGAAAGGTTACGGGCGTAAACAATTTGTTTTTTTCGACTTTTTGTATATAGACTAAAAGGCTTTACTGTTTCGTTAAGCAACAAAGAAACCTCTTCGCAAATAATCGTTTCGAAATCTAACAGGTAATCAGGAAAATTAAACCCGAATTTATAAAGAACAGGTAAAAGCTTATTAATATAATCCTGACTTATAGTTCTTTGTTTTCCGCAAAGCAAAGAGTTTAAAGCATCTTTTTCAACTCCTGCACGTAATCCAATACTTCGTGCGCTTATAACATCCTTATTTTCACAGAGCCAGTTTTTTATAAACTGGCTCTGTTCTTTTGTGTTATAGACTATCATGTTACAAAAATATAAGTTGATTAATATCACCTTTAAAGTTCTGATAATATCCCTGACCGCCTTTATAAGAGATTGGCGTTTTTAAAACACGTGGGTTTTGAGTTAACCAAGCGTATCGGCCATCGGAATAATCGCCAAATGATTCTTCCAAACTTTGTATATATTCAGCATTATACATACTTTCTTTTTTATTCCAACTAGTAAAATAAAGAGGTCTAAGTAAAGAATTATTATTATGTATTTTATGACACTCAGTAACCTCAATTGATCCGATAATTTGGCCTAATGGAAGATTGCAAATAAAATCTGTTTTACCTGTTTTTGAATGATAGCTCATTCCTATTTCATTTGTTAAATCGTATAGATTCGCAAAAAACGGTTCCATTAAACATAGTTTAGCCTGTTCTTTGCTCCATTTACTTGCAGCGTTAATCAAATAAGTTCCCTTTTCCGCTGTCCACCTAGTTGGTTTCGGACGTGTTTCTATCTTTTTTATTCCATGTACTAATAGCGATGCCCACGGCTGCCAGAGTGTTAAAACTTTATATTCCATTTTATAATTCCCCCATTACTTTAGAAAAGATATAAATAAGCATCGGAATAAGTAAACCGAAAAATATTGCTACCCAGTTTTTGCGCCAAAATGTCGCTATCGATTCTACTCTTTTTACCCGGGCCCGAATCCCGTTTTCGAAAAAGTCCTGAGCATAATAATACATGTTAATCACGATCTCGACAAAAGCCCCCAAAAGTGCCAAAGCTGGCTTATTAATGATTACGAAACCAAAAATAGCGACTGAGATAATACCACAAAAAATAACCGCCTGAAAAAGCTTTAAACGGCCTTTTAAGCGACTAAACGAATCGAACACAAAGTAGGTGTGAACGGTCTGGCTAATGATAGCCGCGACCGTTAAAATTAAAAATAGTGTGTACATGTGTTAAGCAGATAAAGTGTTTATTTCTTCGAGAATTCTTGATACAGGAATTGCCGGAAAATTACCTGTCGAAATGGATTCTTTTGGTAGTTTACTGTAGGCCTCAGGAAAGGAAACTTTAAGTTTTTCGGCTGTCCGAGATTTCAAAACGACGTTTGAAATCTCGTTTTTAAGCCTTTTTTCACTTCGTTCAAGTTCAACTATTTCCTTTTTTAAGTTACAAAATTTATCAAAAGTTTCTTTTTCAGCGAAAGTAACTCCGTAGCTATTTGGCTTAAATGCAATTTCTTTTAATAAATACAAAGTAATCCTTTCCGATCCATAATAATTTATTTCAATTCTATTCCTGTGAGTTAACCAACTACTATCCAACTTTAACAGCAATTCACGCTCATCTTTTGGCAAGGAATTATAATAATATTCAATGAAACTTTCTGAAAGTTTCTTAGTTTTCAACTCAATAGAATCACGTATTGACTTAGTCATGTCGTGAGCTATGTTTTCTGCGATGTTTTTGTTTAGGTACATAGTTTATAAAGATTTAATTAGTGCGAACATTACTACAGCCCAGAAAAGTAAAATCATAAAAAGGGCCGCTACGAGGTATTTGGATTTTGTGCTCATAATTCAAAAGTTTCTAAAATTATTTTTTCAGTTGCTCCCTGAGAGGCGCAAATCATTTTAAAATACTTGCGCCCCGTGGTTTCAATAGTTGATACTGAAGAATCAATATACGTTCCATCTATTTCAGTATAAAAAATAGTATCCCCGTTAGCTTTCGTTTCCTTCACAAATTCAATTTTCATAGCTTCGATATTATGTTGTTAAACAAGAGTTTCGCTTCAGTAACACGCTGTTTTAACAGTGTTAAATGAGTTTCGTTAAGTTCAATATTAAGAATTAACATCCGTTTTTCTTCCTTAAAACGGGGGTCGTAACTGCAAAATTTCCATTTCTTCAAGCCGGTTAGCCACATGTAACTAACACATTGCCAATAATATTCAGTTCTTAAGTCCTGCAAGTCTTCAGCTTTACTCATGCTTAGATTTTTTAAGTGATTCCCAGAATTGAAGGGACATTTTATCTCAAAGCCCCAATCTGCATCTAATCCGATGCCGTCCGGCGTGCCGGCGATAAAACCATTATCCAAAGTTTCGGAGCTTTTTACTTTCAATCCAGTTGCACTTTCAAAATACATTTGCGCCTCTAATTCGTGATCTATACCCCATTGTGTTGAAGTGGCTGTAAACTCTTCTTTGCTAGGCAGTCCGGTCAAAAACTCTGCTGCCTTTTCAAAAATATAGGTTTCGCCTGTTTTTCCAAAACCTTTTACACCCATAAGTTTATGGACTTCTGAGCCTGTGAACTTACCTACACGCTGTTCACGCTGTTCTTTCGTTAAAGTTGTGTTTTGCATTTTTGTTTTGTTTTTAGTTTAAAATCCCCTTAGTCTTTTAAATTCTTCAATGCACTCATTGCCGCAATTTCTAATTCTTATTAATTTAATTATACTGACTGTTTCCAAATGCGAATTTGGGTAATAGTCATCATAGTTAAACAACGCATGCCTTAACCTATTGCTACATTTAACAAGATCAGGCCATTCTGACAATTTTGTAAGACTGGCATATGGTTTTGAATAAAACATACCTATTTGTTCCATAGCCTCAGTCAACTTAATTTTTTCATCAGAATCTAAGCTATTTAAAAAAATAATAAAATCCATATTGTTTTGTTTTTAGTTTATCAAATGTAGGTATTTTTGCAATATATTGCAAATTTATTTTTCCGTTATTTTAGCGTTTTTAAATTTTTCCTCATCCTGTATTAGATGATCGTAATTTAATGTATCCTTACGATTTAGGTCACGCCCGAATGCTTTCCCGATTTTGTCAGCGGCATCTTTAACCGCGTTAGTTTCAGCAATTGGCAAAGCAAGCATAACCGCATTACTTTTGATTGCTTCGGAGTCCATAGCGTTTTTACCAGAATCAACCTGCATGGGGGCGGCTCCGACTCCGTCTTGCCAAGTGTCTGAATAGTATAACCGAACGGTTACACAAACAGAATTTGCAATTTGGAAAACTGATTTAACCTCAACCCGAAAGCTTTTAAAAAAGCCTGTCAGCAAAAACTCTACTTTATCAATCGGCAGGTAATCGTTTTTATAAAGCGGGTGTTTTTTTATCCATGCCTGTGGAGGCGGTTGGTTTAAAAGAAAATTACGAAGGGCAATTTTGCCCTCATCGCTAAAATCCATTTTGTCGATTTCATCCCATTTGATAGATTTAGGGTCTATCTTTTCTATGTCAGCCATCACTATTCAGTTATTTCTTTCATTTCAAAATCCAAAACCTCAACATCAACGCTATGATTATCAGGCGTTACATTATCACCTTTAACAATCGTATGAGTTACAAACACACGGGCCGAAACTTCAAACCCATCTTGCTCAAATTCAATTACCTCGCTGCCTTCATATTCGGCTGCCAATTCTTCTACTTTTTCAATAGCTTCCTGTTTTGTCATAGTCCAATTTTTTTAGCTTGTTTTTGTTCTGCTTCGGTTAAAGCTTTTTTACTAAGGATAGACTCAACTGCATCGTTGCATTCGTCTATCACTTCCTTAAATTTTTTCGACGTTTGGCGCACTTTCATAGGCTGACCTGTCAGTCGTTCGCTGATTCTTTTAGCTTTTACGTAATCTTTTTTCATAATATTTGGTATCTGTTATATCCTAAGTAATTGTAATGTATGCCGTTTTTTAGAGAATTGGCATGAAATACAGCTTCATTTAATTTAGTCAGTCGTCTGGCTACTTTTTCCCGTAAATCTTCTGGCAAAGGCATTGGATTGAGTGTAATCCTTGCAATGTCGAGTTTGGTATATAATGTTGTGTTCATATGTTATAATTTAATAGAACAAAGTAAATCATATTTGCAATATATTGCAAATTTTTAATCACTTATTTTAGTACGTTCGTCAAAATAAAAAACCCCCTGTCTACTCGAAACAGGGGGAAAACCTAAACTAAACAAAACTACTAACTACTTTATAGCAATGAGTTTTTGAATACCGTCGTTGAGATAACCGGCTCCAATTGCAATTTGTTCAATTGCATCTTTCGCCTCTTCAGAACCACCAAATTTGTCGGATAATTCATCAATAATTTCTTTTACTTCTTCGCCGTCCAAATCCTTAATTTCTTCAGCTATTTCTTTAATCGACCCTATAAACCTTACGGCCTTCCCGGAATGATTAAACGCTAAGCTAATACCCTCAGTAAGAGAGATTTTACCGTCTTTTAAATCTTCTTTAATAGCTTCGTAAACGACTATGCCGTCTTCTATAGCTTCTTTTAATTTGTCTGTGTCCTGTTTCATATTTGTAAAATTAAGTTAAAATTTATTCACTTGCAAAATTAGTTAATGTTTTTCCTACCCATGTTAACACCGCAGCGGATACAGCAATTATAGGATTGTTGTAAACAGTACTTACAATAGTTATAACCGTTCCTGCTCCTAGGATTGCGTCACCTACTTTACGCCAAAATTTTGGCGTTGGTTTATAATAATTGTCAACTGCTTTCATGTTTTTACAAGATTAGTTATTTCAATTGGATTTATAGATTTACCTGTCATATCCGGCCGTGTCCTTAATTCAAAATGTAAATGTTTTCCGAATGAATGTCCTGTGTTGCCCATTATTCCTATAAAATCCTTTTCGAATACTTTCGCACCCTCTTTTAATTCAGGGTTTATAAATGCTAAATGAGCGTAAACAACATAAACGTTTTCATTATATTTTACCCAAACACGATTTCCGAAACTATCTGACCATCCGCAAGCAACAATAATACCCGAATATGCTGCTATTACAATAGGTTTTGAGGAGTCTTGAGCAATATCAATACCTCCGTGAAATTGTAGTTTTCCGTTTAATTTTCGGTAACCATACCCCGATGTGATTCGCCCGTTAAATACTGGAAATGTTGCCATATATTTTTACTTAAAAATTTTATCCCAAACTTGACCCATAAAAAAAGAAATTGCAGCCGAAACACCAACTAGAAACGCCACTTTGCCCTCAAAGTTTTTTAGTTTTTGTTCGTGTTTATCAACTTTATAAATAATGCCTTGGTTATTATTGTATCCATTTCCTAAAAGAGCATCCTTTATTTCCTTAATGTCACGTCCCATTTCTTCCATATTCTCAGGCATGTTGCATTGATTTTTCATTCAGTATCAAATTTAAGAATTATTTACATACCCCGTTACATTTAAACTCTAAAAGTTAAAAAATTAGTTTGATTTACTTCACTCGAAGCAATCCAAAGCGGATAACTGGCAGCATTAGCAGATAAAAACTTTATGCAGTCGTTTGCGTAAGTTTGTGCGGTTTCCATATATCCGGTTGCAATTCGTTCTTTTTCTTTTGCTGTCTCAAAGTTTTGTTGCTGATTGTTAACAAATTGAATCGCACCAACATTTGAATGAAATAGTTCACTTTCACGGGCTGCAATAGCTAACCACCAATAACAAAGAATTGGTTTAAGTCCGTAATACTGAATACTATTACTGCTTTCTTGATATTGCTTGCCGTCTAAAAGTTCTTTATAAATTCCGGCTGCTCTGGTATCTGACATAAAAGCGTAATACAAAGCATCTCCCAGCAATCCCCGTAAATTCTTGCGCTGTATTTCTTGACAAAAAGTGTCAAATCTAACCTGGTTAAATTTCGAATCAATTTGCCGATACGCCTGTACATCAGATATTATAATTAAGTTAGTTTCAGCCATTTTGAGCGGGTATTTGAGTAGCAGTTCGAACGTTAAAAGTTTTAGGAGTAATTTGCACGGTCAAGGACCATGCGCTATAACTCAATATTTTAGTAATTTCTTTTTCAACTTCTTTGCGTTCGGTTTCGGTCTGCGAGTTGTAATAATTAAACGCGTCTGCAAAACTTTCTTGGTTAAACATGCCTCCGGTTGCAACCCCGTTTAAAATAGGCGGTTGTCTAAAAGCTGCGTAAATGTTAAACTTTGCATTTTCAATTTGATTTGAATGCAGGCTGTCAATATTGTTTCGGCTTATGGGTGTGAACCATTTCCAGTTCCCCGTTAAATTTTCTGAAGGCATTGCACCAAGTACCCTAATACCTCCAGCGTTTGCGCTCCCTTTATCTTTCCCTATTTCTTCTTTTATGCTTTCAATTTCATCCTTATCCGCAAAATTCTTTGGGTAGGTTATAATTCCCGCTAAAGAATAATCATTTTGAATGCTTGAAAGGCTGTACAATTTTGCCTCTGCCTCAAATTGCGCGTCATCTATAACGCTATCCCAATTACAAGGTGCGTAAAAATCTTTAGTATTTGGAATCCAATAATATAGTTGACCTTTGTAGTCGTTAATATTACCACATTCGTTAATTTCGTTTATGACATTTTCCGGGAAAAATGGATTGTATTCAATTTCTTCTTTGCGCCTGCTTCTGCGCATCCAATCAGGGTTAACAGTGTATTTTGTTAAGCACTTGGACCAGCGAACAGATTCAAAGTTAATCGGGTTAATCTCAATAATTTGTCCCAATAAATTATAATTAAAATGTAGCGCAAAACCTCCGAACATCGCCCGGCTGTTTGCAATATGCCTAACTATATCCCAAAGTGTTTGATTTTCACGATTTACAACTGTGTCCATACCTCCGAAACCTTCACCGGAAATAAAGGCGGATAGCGTTCCAATTGCGCTCATGGTTGTACCAGAGCGTTGAGCAATAGATTTTATTTTATTTGGATAAAGATTATCACGGTCGTACGGGATAATCCTATCTGCCGGGTATGCAATATTTACATATAACCGTTCAACAAACAAAGTCCGTTGAATAGAATTAACGGCAACCTTTAAGTTGCCGTTATCTTGTGTTAAAGTTGAACCGTTATTAGTTTCCATTAAGCTCTTATTTTTTGCAATATATTACAAATAGTCCGTGACGATTTCAAATATCGCCTTCTCCAGAAGCAGAACACGTTGATTATCAGTACTAAGTTTTTTGAGCTATTTAAGTCCATTTTTAAAAATGCTAAGTAGTTGATAATCAACGTTCTCAGTTTATCCAAAATAGTATTTTTCGCTTCCTTCGTTTATAATTGCTGCTTCGATCACATCAGTAACCGGAACGCCTTTTACTAATAAAAATTGTTCGTTTTTAATCGCCGCCCGAACGGTGCGAATTGGAATTTTTCCGGCACAAAGTTTTAATTCTGCCTCTAAAGTTTCCAGTTCTTTTTTAACCTCATCTTTTACTTTCGCTTCGGAAAGCAGTAAAAATTTTAAAGAGGTGTACTTGTCGTATTTGGCTGGATCGACTTTTACGGGCTCGGCTGCTGCTTTTTCTTCCGCTGCCTTGTCGGCTGCTAACTTATCGGCTGCTGCTTTTTCTTCCGCTGCCTTGTCGGCTGCTAACTTATCGGCTGCTGCTTTTTCTTCCGCTGCCTTGTCGGCTG